TAATTTCATATTATGATAAATGATTTTCCACCCTTTCTCTAAGTAACTTTCTGGAATTTCCAGATAATTCGTTTTCTTATTAGACACATACAATAGAGCAAATTTTCTTTTAATTCCAGCTATTTGTGTCAGTTTAAAATATAAACTTTGTTGATATATATGGTCTTTTGATACTGTATCTAAAGAACTTGGGACTCTTTTTGTTGTCTTAATATCTATTACTAATGGCATTGGAACATTCTTGAAATAACTAAAATCCAAGAATCCGTGTATGCCATATTTCAATCCAAACTCTTTACCATTATTGAACACCCTTTCTTGATATTTCTCTGGTCTTTTAAGTTGTCTAGATTGTAATTCTTTAGCTATCAGATAAGCACAATCATAAGCAAACCTTAATTCTGTCTTATCTTGACCGCCTAGCTTTTCCCATTTTTTAGTGGCAAAATCTAGAGCCTGTTCCCCTGTAACATCTTTAGCCATTAAATATCTAGCTAAAGGTTCAGCAACATTACCTCTAATAGCGGCATCGCCATAAGGCTGTTTAATACCCATAATCTTATCGGCAACAAACAACTGCGGCACATTTACAAATTTATTTGCAGATGAGGCTGAATGTTTAAAGTTTTTAAGCAACGACATAAGCCACCAATAGGACAGTTATAATTAAAACAATTACAACAGCTATTACAAACTTTCCAAATGTAGTAAAGTAGTTCATAAGTTTTCCCCCTGTTTAATTTTAGATTTAGCTCTTTGTAAGGCTTGTTTATCAAAATGATCTAGTTCTTCTGATAACACCCATTTTATAAATGCTTTATATTCAGCCCTAGTCATTTTAACATTTAGTTCTTTATATCCGTAATTCTGAGTCACCATTATCTTCATCTCCTAATTCACAGAATATATTCTCACAGTCGATACATATATTCTGATGGTTAATTTCATCGTGATCGCATTTAGCACCACACTCTTTACAAACTAATATTTTTCTATCTGACATTTAATTCCTCTGCTATGTCCTCTAATGTAAATAACATTTTCTCTATTTCGTATTCACACCAGCTTGATTTAACAAAAGTGTATTGAGTGTAAACCATAAACAATAAACATATCGCTATTGTTATGTGTATTAATCTATCTACTATTGCCATAAGACTGAATATCCCCTTCCTTCTAAACAATTATAAACCATAGCCGCTTTCTTATCCGTAGCTTTTGGTGGTAGCCATAATAACTTAGCCCTAGAAATATTATAAACTTTCTTGGTGGTTTCCCAAACTATATTTGTATTATCTTCAGCTATACTCAGACAAGTATAGTAATCATCGTGGTATCTATCCATATCACCTTCTATATTAGCTGATGACTTGCCTCTGCTATCAACGACAGGCATTGACGCACAAGCTGTTAAGTTAAATACCACTAATAGAATTATTGCCCTTTTCATTCTTTACCCTTTCATTGTATAGATTTTCTACTAATTTAAAAACTATATATTTTTGTTTCATTGATAATTCTTCTTCAAGTTCAATCAACATATGATTAATGTCATTGAATTGTTTATCGTCATAGTTGAAGGCTTTATAGTTCCATTTTACTTTCTCCATACTATTGTATATCTCCTTTTATTATTTAAATATAATCTGATCCCAGCGTTAGTCATCATACACTCTTTTTTTAGTTTTTTAGCTAACATAAATTTTCTAATTGCTTTCACACTCCAATATTTATTAGTTCTGCTTTTAGAACTATGAGGCAAAATATCAAATTCTTTTGACCAATCTCTAATAATGTATTGAGGTAATTCTAAATAATATACAAGATCATTAATGTTATGATATGATTTTTTCTTAATTTCTTTTTCTATTTTTTCTAATTTATTTTTTTTCATTTAAACCTCGTATAAACTTAGTTAATGCTTCAAAGTATAGTAAGTGATTTCTAAAAGTTTCTAAATCTCTAAACTGATCTATTTCTTTCATTGGATCATAAAATACTTTACTCATATTGATCCTCACTTAGGTTTGGAAATATTACATCATTCCATTTAATTCTAGCGTCAGTGACATTTAACAAAGGCTCACCCCACGCATTTCTTTCATCATTAGTCCACCTATGCCATCTTTCAAAGTTCCATTTTTCACTTTCAGAAGTTCTATACTTCCAAACTTTTTCTTGAAGTCTTGCTTCTTCACTTTTTGTAATCATAATGCCCTTTCCAGAGGTGGCTTACGCCACCCCTTTTTCTTCTAGATATTTTTCCATTTTTTCGATTGTGTTTACAAACTCACAAGTCTCATATCTGTCGTGATTTACAGGGGGACACCAATAATAAACTTTTCCCCATTCAACATCTGTTTCACCATCAAAAATAATTCCTTTTTTTTCAAGTGATCCATAAACACCTTTCGTTTTGTTAATAGACCAACCTAATTCTTTCCCAATAAAAATTGCTGTATCAAATAAAAATGAATTAGATCCGTCAGTATGCTCAATAGCTTTTTCTATTAAGTCTTTTTCTAGTTTAGTTAATTTAGTCATTATTACCCTTTCGTTTATTTAATATCTTAAAATTATAGATATTTGTTAATATTGTAAACAATAAAAATAATAAATATTGACGCTTAAAAAATGGGAGTTTATGGTTGATTTTGAGGCTAGTACCTCTGACTTATGCCCTTTCGTCACACTAGCCTCACTTAATATGAAGAAAATCATACGATCACCCAAACACCTTAATTTTATAAGATCTCTCCCTTGTTACATATCTGAGCAAACACCAAGCCAAGCCTGTCATATAAGAATACTATCAGATGGCGGTACTGGATTAAAACCTAGTGATTGCTTTGTATTACCCTTTATCTACCAATATCATAAAATGCAGACTGATCTTGGTGAGCAAACATTTTATAAAAAATTTAATATTAATCCTTTTACTTTGGCAAAAGAATTAGTAATAATATCACCTTGTAAAAAAGTAAATAATCGAGAGGTACTACACCTCTTAGACATAAGGGCAAAAACATATGCAAGGATATATCAAGATCAATAGGGCTATATTATATCACCCATCATTACAGAAAAAAGACAGATCATTATGTGAGATTGGAGCTTTCATTTGGATATTATTGGAAGCAAGTTTTAAGGATAGAGATTTCGACATCAAGGGACAAACAATAAAATTAAAGCGTGGTCAGCTATGCTGTTCGATAAGTTATATGGCTAAAGCGTTTAATTGGAATAGAGCCAAAGTCCAAAGGTATTTAGACCGATTGAAGGCAAATGGAACGATCCTAACCGATACGCCAATCGATACACCAGCCGATACACCAAATGTCCTTACAATCTGCCATTATGACGAGTATCAAGATATGCCAAACGATACACCAACCGATAACAAACAGAATAAACTAATAAGAATAAATGATAAGAACATTGATGATTTTATGTATATATGGGGGAAGTTAAAGGCTAAGAGAGGGAGTAAGAAGGTAGCTTTACAGAAATATAATAAGATTAAAAACAAAGTGGACGCTGACACCTTGATTGAAAAATATAATCAACTTGTTTCTAAAGCCTCTAGTCCAGAGTTTATTCCGCATTTTTCAACCTATTTATCACAAGAACGCTGGCTAGATGAAGATACTATTGTTAAAGAAAAGAAGATAACACCAGAGCAATTTTTCCGTCAAAGATTTCCTAATACAGTTCCAGATGGTTTTATTATGACATTTCATAGCTGGAATGAGATAACTTTTACCAATGGAAAAGAACAAGTTAGCTTTAATTATATGACAGGTAAGAAAATTTAATCGACTGATTAGAACAAATACAGTACACTTCCGATATGGAAGTTTTAAAGAAAGAAGATCGCAGAAAGATTAAGCCTAAGTTTATAGGCACAAAAGAGCAAAAAGCTAAAGGACAAGGCAAAGTCGTGATGATTAATGTTGCTGAGTCTAGTTTAGATATACTGCGATCTAAAAAAGTTTTAAATACTGTTCAATATTACACTGCATTGAGATTTCGCAGATTATGGGAAAAGAGTCGTATAGGAAGTTATACTGCTAACTTTAACTCTATTGGCGGTGGCAACGCTTGGCAATCTATGGCTGAAGATCGTATTGACGCAATATATAAACTCAGTCGCAGTCATACTTGGTTAGGTGATTTTTCATTTCAACTAATGTATAGAGTATGCGTAGAAGATTTTAATTTAAAAGAAATATCAGCTATTTATCAATTTAAGAAGGGTTATGCTGGTGATCGACTTAGAGAAGCCGCTGAAGAATTAAAAAAGTTTTTCGATCAAGCAATTTAATGTTTGACTTTGTCGTTAGACTATGAGATAAATTGCTATACTACCATTCGTGTAGATATACTATTCATTAATTATCAATTTTAGGGGAATTTATTATGCCTTATGGACGAGGAAGTTACGGATCAAAAGTCGGTAGACCGATGAAAAAGAAGAAAAAGAAAAAGAATAAAAGAAAATAATGGTAAAAGTAGCGTCAATCAAAAATATTATAAAGGATCTTAATCCAAGACAGCAAAAGACTATGAGAAGTCACGCTAGACACCATACACTTAAACATATGCGATCTATGGCTAGAGATATAAAAAAAGGTCGTACATTTAATCAAGCACATAACTCAGCTATGAGAAAAGTAGGCAAATAATGGCTAAAAAACGCAGAAAAGTTGCCAAAGATAAAAAAACAGGTGTACCAAAGAAATATTTATCTGGTCTTAAAAAAGAAGAAGAACGCAAAAAACGAGCGAGACTTATTAAAAGAGTCTCAGCATTATATAAAGCTGGAAAGCGTATTCCAAGAGCATTACTAAAAGCAAGAACAAAAGCATAATGGCTGTAAAAAGAAAACCACTATCAGCTTCAGTAAAAGCTACTTTGCAGAGAAAAGCCAAAGCGTCTAAAAGATATACCTATGGCACTCTTGCTAAAGTATATCGTAGAGGACAAGGTGCTTTCTTAAGTGCTGGATCACGCAGAGTACCGATGGCGGCTTGGTCAATGGGACGAGTTAATAGTTTCCTAAGAGGATCTAGAAAACACGATCTTGATCTTAGGAAGAAGAAACGCAAATGAATGTTATATGGGTTATTACTGTCTTAATGTGGTATCAAAACATCGACACTCCAATTCAAACTGAATATTTAATGAAATCTTTTGAAACTAAGGTTGAATGTCTAGATTATGTGTTCTGGAATAAAAAAACCTTAGTACAAGAATTAACTGCTGAACACGGAGAAAGAGAAGCCGAACTATTGAAAACTTGGGCTTTTTACTGCGAAAACAGACCTGTTGAGGAAGTGTGAAAAAGATTGAATTACCAGAATTTATTAGATTATCTCACTATCGTATAAAACTAATTAAGATTAACAGTCACATATGCTATGAGATTGGAGAGCAACAAGGCTCTTTTCATAGTAAACAAATGATTATATATCTTGATGAAGATATTATTGAAGAAGGTGGTAGTATTGCTTGTGATTTAGTTACCCACGAGATATTACATTCAGTGTGGTATCTAAGGCAATTTTCAAATTTAAAACCAAATGAGGCTGAAGAAGATATTGTAAATGGTATATCTACTCACTTAATAGAAATATTTAAAAACAATCCAGATTTTACGAGGTGGTTTTTACAAAACTTAAATTAAACTGTATTAACAGGGTTTACTCAAACAAAAGAGGTTAAAATGGGAAGAAAACTTAAACAAGACAACGCACAAGAAAGACTATTAGACGCTATAAGGAAAGGTCTAACTATTGAGGACGCTTGTGATTATGCTGGTATCGTTAAGCAGACTTATTATAATTGGATTAATAAAGATGTAGAAACAATCAAAGACGAAACAGCTAAAAAAAATTTTATAGACTTTTTGGACGCTCTAAAAAAGGCTCAGTCAGAATGTCAAATGTATTGT